GGCAACTGATTTCGTGGGTCGGGGGGCCGATGCTAGTCTTCGGGGCTGTCGCGCCAATAGCTCAATTGGCAGAGCAGCTGACTCTTAATCAGCGGGTTCGGGGTTCGAGTCCCTGTTGGCGCACAACTCATCGCCCTCCGGCTCCGGCTGGGGGGCGATTCCAGTTTCTAGCCACTGAGGGCTCACGCCGGTAGCCAGCGCCCACGCCTTCATGACGATGCGGCGAGGCGCGACCTTCCCCTTCTCGTTGTTGCTCACCGTGTTGCGAGCCACGCCCATGAGTTCGGCTAGCTCGGCCTGCTCCATCCCAGCGTGCTCCCGGGCTTTCCGGAGCCGGTCAGAGACCGTGAACTCCGGCACCACCCCTGCTGTCTGAGTGCTCATGTGCCCAACGTTACGCATGTGTCACCAATAGCGCAAGGGACCGCGACACGCCGAGGGACCTAATTAGGGCTTGCGCAACTAGTAGGGCATCGTTTACGTTGTGCGCATGCCCAAGAACTCATCGAGACGCCAGAGCGATCTCATGACCACTGCCGAGGTCTCGGCGATATTCAGACGCGACAAGACGACCATCAACCGGTGGGCTGACGCAGGGCGACTCCCCACCACGGCCAAGGCTCCCGGGCTGCGCGGCGCTCGACTGTTTGCCCGTGAGGACGTCGAGGCGCTCGCGGACGAGCTCCGCACGGGGGTGCCGGCCTGATGCCGTGTTCCACGGTGGTGTGGGCGGTGTTGCGGCCGGGGTTGGTGACCGCGACCCGGTATGACGCCGATGGGGAAGCAATCGACGAGCGATTGGTTCGCGCGGTGGACGTGCCTGCGGGGGTGTTACTCGACGTCGAGGCGCAGCCGGGCGCTCGGGTGAGTGTAGAAGTGGCCGATCGGGATAGTGCCAAGGTCCGGCCCGCTGGTGCGGCCGTTGGCGATCGAGAGTTCGTACTCGACCTTCCCGAGCGCGTACAGCAGTTGGTCTGTGACGCTCTTGAGGGTGTCTCGGTCGACGTGGCCGTCTCCTTCGTGCAGGAGCGCGGTGATGTGGTTCTGCGCGTAGAAGGCGTGCGGGGTGGAGACCTCGGTGAGACCAAGGGGCGCGGAGCTGCTGCGGTATCGGGGCATGGCGGGTCCTGTTCGTGCGGGGGTGAAGGTCAGCCCAACGTAGGCGGCGCTGACTCTGACGGCGAGGCGACAGAATGACGCCGCCGTACCCACCGGACTTCACTCCGGCCGACGAGATGCCGCTACCCGCGCCGCCGGGCGCGGTAGGTGACCTTGTCGAGCTGCTCCATGAGTGCCCGGCCAGGGACTGCTACGTCGTCCCACGAGAGTGCACCCACGTCGCAGCACAGCAGTGGTGCCCTGAGCCGCCGTCGCACAAACGGTCCCTACGGGTGATGACCGTGGAGCCCCTCGCAACCGGCGGTTGCGTCGTCGAGCTGACCCGGTGCACCGGTGTCCCCCTACACGTCGAGCTCGACCCTGACGGGCTTCCCGTCTCCACGTAGACCCCGGGTGGCCGCGGGCGACCCCCTGCGCGCTCGCGTCCACCCGGCCCTAGTCCTGCATCACCCCCGGAACAGACCGTGAGGCCCGACCCACCGCTTGCACGCACAGGGTTCGGACCTCACTGACAAGGAGAACGATAGCTGATGAAGATCACAGCGTTGGTGACCATCGAGTCGCCACCGGCGGCCCGGCCGTCGTCTGAGCCGTTCGTCGTGGTCTACGACCTGTTCAAGCCGGAGGACGCGGTCGAGGCGATCCGGCGGCACGTGGCCGGGCAGGTCCCGATGCCGTTTGGCGACTCGGGGTACTGGTCGGCGACTCGGGTGGGTCGCGACAGCAAGGTGCATTTGCACGCGTCGACGTCGACGGGGGATGAGATCCACGTACACGCCGACGTGCAGGTGTTGTCGAGGTTCACCCAGTCGGTGTCGTGCCCGAGTTGTGATGCGACGTGGGTGTGGTCGGCGCTGCAGTCCGGTACCGAGCAGGACCCGTTGGTGGTCCGTGAGGCCGAGGCGGTGGGCTGCGATGAGTGCGGGTGGATCGTTTCGGATCACCCGGTCGCTGGTCGCCCCTCAGTTCAGCCCCTGGATGACCAGGTCGAGATCTCGCGGGCGGGGTCGTGACCGCCGCGGTGTTGCCGTTCGAGCCGTCCAGGTCGTTGTCGGCCCCGTCGTCGGGTCCGTCGTCCGAGCGGGTGCCGGCGTCGGTGGTTGCGAAGTCGCCGGCTCATCCGGCTTTGGTGTTCTGCACGGGGTGCGGTGCCCATGGGGTGCGGTGTATCGCACCGGCGGGTGACCCGTCTGCGGTGACCGCAGTGTCGTGCCCTTCGTGCGGCCTGGTGGTGTCCCTGGCCGAGTTGGCGCATGCTCGCCGGTTCGCGCCTGCCCGGGCCCGGTTGAGGGCGGTGGCGGGCCGATGATCGGGTGGGGGGCCGTTGACGGCCGGGTGTTGGTGCTGTTTGCGGTTTTGGTGCTGTACGCGGTGTGGGTGTTCATCCGCTTTCGTGAGGCGAGCGAGGACTTGCACCGCCACGGTTTGGACCAGGAGTCGTTGACCGCGGCTGGCCAGGAGCGGGCCCGGGCCGAGTCGGCGGAGTGGGACCGGTTGGTCGGTGCGGTGGGTTCAGGCCGGCGGGACTTCGCCGCGGACGTGCCGCAACCCTTGGATGTGGAGTCCACGGACCCGCGGACATGGGACGTGGCAGTCGACCAGTCGATGCGGGTCGCGCAGGCCGGCGAACGCCCTTCGCCGGGGTGCGCGTGCCCGGTTTGCCAGAGGGCTGGTGCCCTGCCCAGTCGTCGGCGGTTGTCAGCGCCGGCGACGGGTGTGGTCCGGTGGCGGGAGTGCCCGGGCTGTGACGCCTCGGTGGTGCCGGGGTCTTGGGCGTGCGGGGAGTGCGGCACGCAGCTCGACGACCGCCTCCCGGGTGGTGGTCGGTGATGGGTGACGTGCTGACACCTGTGGTGTTCGTCGCTGCGCACTGCACACACCCGGTCCGCCCGGCGAGGGTGTGGGAGGTCGCACTGGTGAAGGTCCAACCGCAGGCGGCGGGTATGCCGGTTGAGGTGGGTCGTGAAGCGTTCCGGATCGAGATGAACTCGACCCGGGACTGCGACCAGGACCACCTCCAGGCGTGCGGGTTCTTCGCCCGGCACCCGTTCGGGGCATGGCTGGCCGGCAAGGGTGAGGGACCCCCGCCGTTGGCACCGGGCCCGTCGTTGGCGCCGTCGCACACCGCGGCCCGTCGGATCGCTCGAGCAACCTATGGGTGCGACGTCGCCGCGTGGAATGTCACCCGGGAGGTCCTCGCGCTCACCACCGTCTTGCACGGCCAACATCTGGCTCCGACCTGGTCAGGCAGGTTCCTGGACTTGGGGTCGATGGCCGCGTCGTGGCTCGGCGGGGACGACGCGATCATGCCCTTGCCGCGGCCCCAGGGCGAAGCGCCTCCCGCGAAGGCGTCCGCGTTGGATCTGGCCGTGTGGGACGCCGACTACTGGTCGCGGATCGAGGTGGCCTCGTGAGGGCGTTCACGTGGACCCGCTCGGCCATGGGCCGGGTGACGTCGACGTGCGTGGCGTGCGGGGAGTTAGCCGCGGTCGGCCCGTCCGACCGGCTGGTCGGCTACCGCCAGCGGGCCCACGTCTGCCCACCACCCAAGAGCACAGCAAGCAGGAACCGTTCGATCACACCCGGAGGAACCACATGACAACCCTGACGTATGGCAGCAACCCCGAGCTGAAGGCCCGTCTCGTGGCCGCTGCCCGGGAGCACCAAGAAGCAGACCGCTACATCCAGGGAACCTATTTCAGGAGTGAGGGAGGCGAGGATTGGCAAGGGTGTGCCGTGGGGTGCACCACCGCGCCGTTGATCGCCGCCGCCGAAGGGGTCGCGTTGGACGGCCTGCGCGAACCCCTGAGCTGGCACAAGGCACAGGAGGTCCACGCGGGAATCCCAGAATGGCTGGGACACGTCGAGGACAAGATTTTCGAGTGCTTGCCCGTGGGCCAGGCACGGGAGTGGCCCGCACGGTTCCTGGAGGCCGTCCCGGTCGGCGTGGACTTGACTGCCATGCGGGAGGCGTGGCTGCGTGACATCGTCCTGGATCCGAAGCGTGGCGCGTTCGCCCACGCGGCTCGGGCACTGGACGACGCTGGTTTCACCGAGCAGGCAAGCGCGTTACGCGACCTGCCATCGGGCGTGGAGTGGAGGACCGCCTCCGCCGCCTCCGCCGCCTCCGCCGCCGCCGCCTCCGCCGCCGCCGCCGGCGCCTCCGCCGCCGCCTACGCCGCCGCCGCCTCCGCCGCCGCCGCCTCCGCCGCCGCCTACGCCGCCGCCTCCGCCGCCGGCGCATGGCAATGGACTGCCGACCGGCTCATCCACCATCTGCAGGCCGTCGAGGTGTCGTCATGACGCGCACGACCACGCCGGAGCTGTTGCAGCTCGACCCGGCACAGATCCAGGCGCACCCGCGCAACCCGCGGCAGGCGGTGACTGACTTGGCCGGTTTGGTCGACTCGATCGCCCAGGTCGGGATCCTCGAGCCGGTGGTGGTGGCCCCGTGGCCGACCGACCTGTACACGTCCTCAAAGACCCGCCAGGACGGGTACGTCCTGATCGCGGGTCACCGGCGGGTCGCGGCCGCGAAGAAGGCGAAGGTGAAGGTCCTGGCGTTGCACCGCCCGGACCTGGACACTCTCGCCGCGCAGATCGAGGCGATGCTGGTGGAGAACTTGCACCGGGCTGACCTGTCCCCGATCGAGGAGGGCGACGCCTACCAGGGTCTGCTCGACCTGGGGATCAGCCAGGCGGACATCGCCACGAAGGTGGGCCGGCCGAAGCGGACCGTGTCGGAGCGGGTCCGGGTTGCGGGGATCCCGGGCCCGGCCCGGGAGAAGCTGCACGCTCATCAGATCACCATCGACGCCGCGTTGGCGATCGCGGAGTTTAAGGGCGACACCGAAGCCCAGGAGCGCCTGATCCACTTCGCAGGCTCGGGCTCGTGGGATCCGGTGCTGCGGGACCTGCGGGCCCGTAAGACCGCGCAGGCGACCCGGGTCAAGACCCGCAAAGCTCTCGAGCAGGCGGGTGTGAAGGTCCTGGATGACTTCCCGGACGACCCTGACATCGAGGGCACTGACGACGTTGAGCCGTGGGAGCACGTCGGGGACCTCGACCTGGCTGAGATGACAAACGAGGCGCAGGTGATGGCCCACGCGGGCAAGGACGCGGACGACCTGACGTGGGACGACTATGAGGCGTGGCACGCCGCGAAGTGTGACGGCCACGCGGTCGTCGACGTCGGTCGTGTGCACCCACAGTGGACTCAGCACGCGAACGAGCCGATCTTCGATCCGATCTGCACGACCCCTGCAGTGCACGAGTTCCCGGAGCGGACACCGACCGGGGCCTCCACGTTCAAGGAGGAGCAGGAGCGCCGTGAGCACCTCCGTGCAGCGTCGGTCCGCCGGCGGGATCACCTGGTGCGGGTTGTCAGCGACCCGCCCCCAGGCACAGCGACCCACATCCTCAAGCGCTACCTTCACCAGGCCGTCACCCAAAGCGACTACAGCAAGGCCCCGCTCACGAGCGACCACTACACGCCGGTCGTTTCCGGCAGGGCCGACCTGCTCGGCATACCCGCCGACGTCCCCCGCGAACACCTGACCCCGGCCCGATTCGCCGAGGCGCTCGTGGCCACGATCGACGGGCAACCGTTGGAACGGCTGGTGGTGTTGCTGGCTGCCCTGCAGGGCATAGGCGATGAGCCGGGGCTGGTGCATGCCTACTGGTCCGGCGGTCCCAACAGCACCGACGCGAAGTGGATCACTGATCTGACGCAGGTGTGGGGTTACGACTGGTCTGACTTCGAGCTGTCCCGGATCCCTGACGACTTGAGGACCACGCTGGAACTGCCCGGCCTCGACGTCGACCCCGGTGCCGAGTCGGTCGAGGCCACCGCTGAGGGCGCTGCGGGTGGTGAGGTCGCGTGATCGCGGCAACGATGCCGGCGCCGTCGTTGTCTCGGTGTGGTGGTGACTTCACTGCGGTGGTCGAGGACGTGGTGTTCCTGTTGGAGCGCCGGGTTCCGCCGGGGGATGTGGCTGCCCGGGTGGGGTCGACGCCTGCGGCGTTGGCTCGCCGGTTCCACCGTGCTGGCCTGCACGACCTGGCGCACCCGTTCGACGCTGAGAAGCGTCACGTGCGGGGCCGGTGGTGTCCGGTGACTGCGGTGACGGTGCAGACGGTGGATCTGCGGCAGGCGGTGCAGGCGGTCGTCGCGCACGCGTCGACGGACCCGGAGGACGTCCGGTTGTGCCGGGTGAGGTTCGTCGTCGATGGGCAGAACGTGCAGGTGTTCGCGACGCAGGGCTTCACGTGCGGTCTCTCGATCGTGTCGGTGCTGGACAACCACGACGGTGAGCTCGCGGGGTGGGACTTGACCCCGGGTGCGTGCAAGGACGTCTTGGCGATGTTCAAGGTGTCCAGGGACGTCATCGAGGACGCGACGTTGCGGTTCGACGTGCAGGGCCAGGACGTGCACGTGCAGGACGTCAGTGGCTTGTTCCCGGGGAAGGCGATCACGTTGCCTCGCCTGCCGGATCACGAGCTGTTCCCTGACGTGCCGGGCATCCTCGGTCAGCTGGTCCACCAGGCGAACTGGTACCTCGAGGAGGGCTTGGCCACCTCAGGTGCGTGGCTGCCATCGTTCGTGGCGGCGTCGAAGGCCTACCGGGAGGCGGTGTTCGTGTCGCCGGCCGCGGCTGGCCGGCCGAGGTTCCTGGTGCAGGTCGGTGAGTCGTTCATCGGGATGCTCCTGGCGTCCCAGGACGACGAGCAGTCGTCCCGGTTGCGTGGCTACCGAGACCAGGACTGGCCCCGCCGGCTACCCACGGAGCCACGTCACGCGGCGGGTGAGCAGGCCCTGACCGTCACCGTGAACCGGGCGGCCCACGACGACGACGGCAAGTCCGAAGACGACGTGGTCAGCCCCATTCGCGGGGACCTTGATCAGTGATGACCCGCGACGCCATGACAGCCGGCCGCAGCTTGCGGCTGATCCCGCGTGCACTGGTCGACGTGCTCGCCGAGCGGGCACGCCAGGACGCGAAGTGGGGCCAGCAGGACCACCCTGACGGGACAGGTCCCGGAACGGTGATCTTGGGAAGTTACGCGGACAGCATGGCCGAGCGCGCGAAGTGGCGCACCGAAAGGTCGGCGACGCTCGGGACGGTCACGTTCGAGGAGATCTTGACCGAGGAGTGGGCGGAGGCTGTAGCTGAGGACGATCCGGTGAAGCTGCGCGCCGAGCTGGTCCAGGTCGCCGCGGTGGCCGTGCAATGGGTCGAGGCGATCGACCGGCGCATCGCCGGCGCTGCTGCACCTACTCGTGGTGATGGGTCGTGACGGTGGTGATGCGGTCGCGCCGCACCGTGGACCGGTTGCGGTACGGGTCGGCGATGAGGATGCTCGCGGCGCTCGCAGCCGAGCAGCGGGTGCCGTTGGACGTGCCACGGGCTGAGGTTCGTCGGCGCATCGTGCAGGAACCGTCAGGCGCCGCACACGGCCGCGTTGGCCACGTTCCGGGACTGGCAGGCCGGGGTGTGGTCCCCATGAGCCTGAGGAGCCTCCTGACTGGCCGGGACCTGATCGTGGTCCCTGCGCGTGGCCCGTTCCTGATCGCCCGTACGACTCGCCCGCGGCACGTGCTGGCCGGTGTCCACGCAGGGTCGTGGCAGGTCGACTGGTCCATCGGCATAGGCGCTCACCGTCGACCTCATGTGGTGGACCTGGGCCGGTTCGGCGTGGTCCGGTACGGCCGGATCCGCACGAGTGGTGATCCGCGGTGAGCGCCGCCACGACCGAGTCCGGCGCAGGCCCGGTCATGTCCGACGCTCTAGTCGTCTCTACGGTCCCGGCCGCGTTGCGCCTGGCGGCCGCGGTCCGCGACCACGACATCGCCCAGGCCCACCAGATCCTGACCGGACTGTCCCCGACCACCTTGCAGGCCCTTGCGGTGGCGTTGGCGAGTTTGGTCCCCTCCGATGCGTGTGTCGATGACGTCCTGGTCTATTGCACCCCGCAGACCCGGGCACGGTATGCCACGGACCCTGAGCAGTGGCCGGACCGGAAGTGCAAGCAGCTGCACGCGGCGTTCGTCCGGCGGGAGCGGACTCCGACTGTCGAGGCGGGCGAGGTCGAGTATCAGCGCCGGTCCTACGCCCGCCGCAAGTACTTGCGTTACGTGAACCACAAGGCAACACAGATCCACAACGAACGGGTCAGGAACAGCAACACCCGGGGGGGGGTGTCGTGAGTGTGCGTGCATCAGAAGGTGCTGGGCACGCTCGTGGTGGTGGCGGTGGCCAACCGGACATTGCTGGTGTGGTCCCGTCGCCCCGCGAACGCCCATGTGCCCCGCAAGTGGGTCGCGGTGACGTCCTCACTGCTGGTGGCCCTGTGGTGGCTGTTGGTCTTCCTGTACTGGCGCCTGCCGCACCGGACCCCTCACTGCAGCCCACCAACCCGGCTGGTCATCATCCCCGTCAAGAGCACTGGAGGTAACCCCTGATGCCGCAGCAAGACACGGTCGACCGCGCGTCGACACCAGTCATGGACGTGGCCACCCTCGAGCGGGTCCTGACAAAGGTCGTCGAGCGCGGCTGGACCACTGAGCGAGTCGCCCGCGACCTGGCCATTCCCCGTATCGACGTCGTAGACGCCCTGGCCGAGGTCGGAAACCTCCACGACGCCAGGCACCTGAGGGAAGCCCTCGCGGACACACGGGCTGGTCGTGACCCGCGGGAAGCGGTGACACCCCGGTTCGGGACGGTCGCGACATCGCAGCTGCGTGCGCACCCGTCCAACGTCCGCGACGACCTGGGAGACCTGAGTGAGCTGGCAGCGTCGATGAGCGCCCAGGGCGTACTGCACCGGCTGCTGATCGCCGACCGCGGTCGGGGTGTGTTCGTGGTCCTGGACGGGCACCGCAGGCTGGCAGCGGCACGCCTGGTCGGTATCAGCGAGGTGCCGTACGAGCTCGGCGACGAACGGTCGCTCACGGCGAAGATGCTCGCTTCGGCGATGCACAAGAACCTGACCCCGCTCGAGCAGGGTCACGCGTTCGCCCGGTTCACCGCCAAGGGCATCCCGGTCGACCAGATCGCCGCGGCAACGGGCTACACGCCCCGCACCATCCGCGACCGCCTCTCCCTGCTCGACCTGCCAGCGGATGCGCAGCAGCTGGTCCGTGAGGGCACCCTGTCCACGAAAGACGCCACCGGATTGGCCCGCCAGGTCCGGACCACCCGCACCGGCACAGCCCGGCCCCGCGGCCCGAAGCGCCCCGCGCACTTCACCGGTTCCCACCCCCTCGCTGTCGACGTCCGAGCACTCTGCAAGCACCGGGACACCCGCGTCACCGTGGGCGGCACCGGCTGCGGCCAATGCTGGGAGCGCCTCATCGCAGCGACCGCCGTCGCCGACTACCGCGAAAGCCACCCATGACGTGCCCAGGCGCTCGCGGCCGGTCCCCGCCTGCGAGCGCGTGACCGCGAGCCCGTGTCCCGGACCCACGATCGATACCCCCAGGTAGGTCATGACGTATTTCATGCTTGACGACCAGCTCACAGCCAACCCGAAGGCCAAGGGGTTGGTGGAGCGTGCGATGACCGGTGATATCACTGGTGTTGCGGCGATGGGCTTGTGGTCTATGGCTGGGTCGTTCGCTCAGATGTCCCTGAGTGATGGTGTGATCACCCGTCCGGACACGATCCGTCTGCTCCTGAACCCTGTGATCGCTGACGAGCTAGCGCAGGTGCTGATCGGCGCGAACTTGTGGCACGGCCCTGGCCATGCGTGCGACCGGTGCCCGGCCGTGGGTACCGATGCCTACCTGTTTCACGACTGGTTCGACCTGGGCTACGACACGGGCGCGCAGACGAAGACGAAGCGGCGCAAGTCTAAGGAGCTCAAGGACCGACGCCTCGTCGATGCCGTGTGGGCTAGAGACTGCGTCGACCCGGCCGACCCGGGCACAGCGAAGTGCCGGTACTGCGGCAACGTCGTCAAGCGTCACGACCGGCGCGACCCGGTCGGCAGTCCCACGACCGAGCACGTCGACCCTGCTCGCGGCGATGGTGTGCGCAACATCGTGGTCGCTTGCCGGCCGTGCAACCAACGCAAGGGGCAACGCACCCCAGCGCAGGCCGGAATGACCCTTCGGCCGCCACCACGTAGGTCCGTGGACGACCCGACCGTCGCAGCGACGGATACCGCGATCGTGCAGGCGCGACCTGCTGTTGAGCCGAAGGCTCCAGCAGGTACCGCAGCCGCCGATGAGCGACCCGCCGCCGGCGGTCGGGCCGGCCAGGAGGGACCCAGTGACCGATCAAACGTAGATATCAACGGGTTATCAACTGATTATCAAGTTGATTCGCGTTTGAAATCTGCTGTGCTCGGGCGCGCGCGCGGGGGACGCGCGGGCCTGGAAGGGTTAGGGCAGGGTAGTGGTGTAGGTAGTGGGCTGGGTGACGGTTCGGGTTCCGGGCGGGGTCCCGCCCCGCCGTCTGCCTCTCGTAGGTCTCGTGGTCGTCGGGGTCGCCGGGTTACTGCTCCACCTACGCAAGTCTCACCGGACCAGGTAGCCAAGCCCCAGCGGGAGCAGCCTGCGGTGGTGTGGGATGCGGGGTCTGCTCCGGTGGTGGAGTCTGCTGGTCGGTTCGGGTCGCCGTGGCATGGGTGGCGTGGTCCGCCTCCGGAGGGTGTGGAGGAGAGCACGTGCCCTGAGCACGGGCTGGCCGACCCGTGCCGGCGGTGTTTCCGTGCTTGAGCGTCGTGAGTGGACGCTGTGGCTGCCCTACTTGGAGCCGCCCTTGTCAGCCAACCAACGCCACGGTCATTGGGCTGTCCGGCACCGCAGGACTGCTCAGATCGTGGGTGACGTGGGGTGGTTGGTGCGGGCTGCCCAGGTGCCGGCGTTGGGTGCGTGCTCGGTGCAGCTGCACTTCCGTCCGCCTCGGCCGCGGCGTTGGGACACCGACAACCTGGTCCCGACGCTCAAACCGGTGGTCGACGCGCTGGTCCGGTCGGGTGTGCTCCCCGAGGACACTCCTCGGTTTGTGCGTCGGCCGGAGCCGGTGATCCACTCCTGGGCGAAGCCGGGCTACCCGCTACGGGTGTTGTGGGTGGTCCTCACTGAGTGCGAGCAGCGGGGCGAGCCGCAGTGACCGCCGTGGTGGAGGACCTGACTCGGGTGGCGGTGGGCTTCGGGGTGACGTCGGCTGAGCTGCGTGGGTCCAAGGATGTGCGGGAGTCGGTGGCTGCTCAGGCGGGTGTGGCTCAGCCGTTGCAGGATCACTGGCGGGGTGTCGTCGAGCGCCTGGACCGTGTGCATGAGCGTGAGGCGGCGTCCCATCACGGGAAGGCTGGCCCTGCTCGGTGTGGTGGGTGTGATGCGCCGGTGCGGTGGGTGACGACGGAGGCGGGCAAGGCGATGTCGATCGACCCGTTGCCGCGGCCGCGGGGAAACATCATCTTGGTGCATCAGGGGCAGTCGCGGCTCGTGGCTCAGGTGGTGCAGCGTTATGCGTTGCCGGTGGTGGGTCGCCCGGCGTATCAGTCTCATTTCGCGTCGTGCCCGATGGGTGACCAGTTCCGTAAGCGTCGGCGGGCCAGGCCTGGTGGCGACCCAGGCGACGACGAGGTGGCTACCGGCGAGCGCCTGGTGCCGTGCCGGTTGTGCGGACTGCGGATGCACCCCTTGCTGCTGCAGCTGACCCCGACACCGACTGCCCACCCGACCTGCGAGGAGAAGCCCTGATGCCGACACCGAAGCCAGGAGACTACGTGCCGATCACCCACTGCTGCAGCGGTCTCGGCGGTTCGACGGTCACACACGAGCTACCGGTACTCGTCACCTCGGTGGACCCCTGGTCGGCTGGTCTACACCAAGTGCGAGGCGTTCGGTGTGACGGCTCGCTGATCGCGTGGCAGATCCAGATTCGAGATGGCCAGGCCGAAAGGGTGATGGGCTGATGTCGCGTCGTCGCCCGTCGAGATCGCAGCACAAGCACCTGGAGCAGACCGTCGAGGTGGCCGAGCAGGTGCACCGCGCTGAGGTGGTGCGCACGTCGAGGGGCCCGTGCCCGGGATCGTGCAACCGGGGTCACCGTCGGCGGGCTGAGGAGCACGCCGACGCGGTGATGGTCCGGTGGGCTGAGGTGCTGCAGGAGACGAGGGCTGGCGTGATCGCTGAGCTGCAGGCCGGCGGGGCTGACCCGTCGCTGGCTGCGGTTGCCGGGGTGGTGGAGCGCCTGCGCGACGAGATCCTGACCAGTGCTGAGCGTCTGGCCGGTCAGGACGTGCACGTGCCTCCGGCCAAGCCGGGAGCGCCGGTGTGGTGTTACCGGTGTGCGGCGGAGATCAGTGACGCGGTGCACAATCTGCCGCGCTTGGTGGCGTGGGTAGTGGACATCGGGGTGTCACCTGTGCCGACCCGCAAGGCTGACGGATCTGGGGACCGTCGGGTGCCGGTCACTGACCCGGTGCGTGTGTTGGCCACGGTCCCTGGTGCACCGGGTGAGGCGGCTGAGGTGCTGGCGTGTGGCCACCGCAGGACGATCCCGTTCGGGCCGGTGGCTGACCCGTCGCCGAGCAGGGTGTGCCGGACGTGCACGGTGGGTGTCATCGTCCCGGAGCCTGGCCGGTTGTCACCGGCGCCGGCGCGGGCCCAGGGTTCGTCGTCCTCGGGCAGGCCTCCAGTGTCGCCGCTGGGGTCACCGGTGTGGGCTGAGGCGGACGCTGCGGTGGAGTGGTCGACCGCAGCGGCGGATACGGCCCGGCACGTGCTGGGCCATGCTCGCCCATCTCGGAGCGCGTCGGGTTCGTCGGCGTTCCGGTTCCGTGAGCTGGTGGCCGCGTGCCGTTACCTGGAGCAGTGGCTCGAGCAGCTGCTTGCCGAGCCGGGCGCGGTGCCGCTCGGCCAAGACGTACTGGCCATCGCTGGCCGGCTGCGTCGGGTTTCGGGCATGGACGACCTGGTGCACAGGCTCGACGCGGAGTGCCCGGTGTGCAACCGGCGGGCGTTGGAGCGTCCAGACGGTGGTGACCGGATCCGGTGCCGGGGGTGCCGCAACACGTGGGATGAGCGGCACTACGACCTGCTCGTGCGCACCCAGCACTACGAAGCGACGCACGCGGGGGCAGAAGCGTGGGCCGGGCTCAGCGGCAGCCGGGTCCAGTGAACCTCGACAAGTTGCACGACGCCGGCGACCGACTGTTGACGGTGGCTGAGGCCGCGCAGGCTGTTCACGTGTCGAGGGGGACGGTGCGCAAGTGGATCCTCCGTGGCCGGGTTGACTCGGTGCTGTGGTGTGGGAAGCGGCTGGTGGGTGAGCAGTCCCTGTTCGACGTCGAGCTTGCCACTCGGCATGCCGGCCGGCCTCGTGGTGAGCGTTCGCTGGGTTGACGGCGTGGTGACTGCTCTGAGTCGAGGGACGGTGGCGCTGGGCAAGTGGGCTGCCGAGCGTTCGCAGCGCGACCCTGACCCAGCCACCCGGCCGTTGTGGGCGGTGATCGCTGGAGAGGTGGACGCTCACCGGGATGACCTGGAGGACCGGACTCCTGGCCCTGATGATGTGCCCCTGTTCGACACGCCGTCGTGACCCCCGCCTGGTGCTTTTGTGACTGCTCGGGTCTTGGTGTTGTACCATCGGTGTGTCGGGACGTACCTATGCCCTCCGCCTTTGGGCGTCGAGGGGCACCCCACTAAAAAATCTGGCCCGGTCGTGAACCAAGACCCTTTCAACTCTGCTGCTCTCTCCCTCCGGTGGGTCAGGAAACGTTGGGGGACATACTCTGTGGTCTGGCTGAGTTAGGCGGGTCCTGAGTGGCCGTTCCTGCTCCGTATGGGTCCGATCATCAGCGTAGGCGCGAGCTGGTGGTCCAGCAGGCTTACGGGACGCCCTGCCCGCGCTGCGGTGAGTTGATGTTGAAGGGGCAGGCCCTGGACTTCGGGCACTCCACGGACCGGGCCTTTGACTCCTCGTCTCGGGCCGACCGGATCGAGCACGCGGACTACTCCAGCTGCCCGGCCGGCGGCAACCGTGCCGCCGGCGGAACCCTCGGTCGCTCCATCCAGGATCTCCGCCCGTCGAGGCAATGGTGATCGTCGTCTCGTAGGTGGTGTGGTGCGTGGCGGATCCTCGGTGCAGTGAGTGCGGCGATCAGGTGGCCCCTCGCCGGCGTAAGTGTGACGACTGCAAGAACCCGGCCCGGCCCGGCCCTTCGGCTCGGCAGCTGCGGGAGCGTGAAGCACGCGACCTTCGTGCCGCGGGCAAGACGTTTGAGGAGATCGCCGAGCAGATCGGCTACGCAAACGCCAGCGGCGCGTTGAAGGCGTACCGCCGGTCGATGGCGGCCGCGGGCCACCGGGCGATGTCACTCGAAGAGCGCCGCGAGCTCGAGTTGCACCGCATCGACGTGGTGATTGACGGGCTGTGGTCGGCGGCGTCCAAGGGAGACCTCGGCGCGGTGGACCGCATCGAGCGCCAGTCAAAGCTGCGAATCCGGATCGAGGGGATGGCGGTCGCGCCGAACGGTGCCGCTCGCCGCTTCGACGAGGACGACAAGGGTGACACCTCGGGCCAGGTGGTCCCGGAGAGCACGGTCGCCCGGATGCGTAGGGAGCGTGAGGATCGTGCGGCTGAGCGAGCTGCTGGACCCCACGGTTGAGGTTGACTGGCGCTCGCTGCCCGTGGGGTGCCAAGAGCCAACACACTCTCTCGTCCCACCGGCGCAGTTCACGCATGGCCACGACGCGATCGAGCTGGGCATCATCTGCGGGTACGACCCGTACGACTTCCAGCGACAGGGCCTGATCGAGAAGCTCGGCGCCAACATGGTGCAGCAGCCCGACGGGTCGTGGGTCGAGAAGTGGGCGGCGCAGGACACCGCTGACGTCCTGTCACGGCGCAACGGCAAGTCGGTCGAGGTCGAGTTGCTGATCCTCGCGGCCCTGTTCATCCTGGGCGAGCAGAAGATCATGTACACCGCGCACCGGGACGACACCGCCAAGCTGGTCTTCGACAACGTGGTCGCTGCGATCAAGTCGGTCCCGGAGCTGTGGGCCGAGCTGGTCCCCGCCGGCCCCCGGCGAGCGAACGGGCAACGCGCTATCGAGTTGCGCTCCGGGGCAGTGTGCTACTTCCGCACGAGGACGATGGACACCGCGCGCGGGCAGGGTTACAACCGCTTGATCCTCGACGAGGACCAGGAGCTCACCGACGCCTACATGGCGGCGCTGATGCCTCTGGTGTCAGGCGCGGTCAACGGGCAGATCAATTACGCGGGGTCTGCCGGAGGCCTGCGCTCGGAGGTGCAGGCGAAGACGTGGCGGTCGTTCCTCGCCAAGGAGCGGGGCTTGTGCTACCGGGGGTGGCACGCAGAACCTGAGGACGACTTCGACGACCTCGACCTCGTCGCCCGACTAAACCCTCGCCTCGGCGATGGCCTGTCGTACGAGTGGATCGCCAAAGAGTTCAAGAAGATGACCCGGGGCGACTTCGGCGGGGAGCGCCTTGGCGTGGCCCGCTACCCGCGGGAGGAAGGCGCCGACTGGGTCATTCCCGAGACGGCGTGGACCCGCGCCGTCGACGAGGAGTCCACACCCGCGCCCGCCGCGAGGCTGCACTTCGTGCTCGAGGCGACACCGGACCTGGAGCGCGCGTCGATCGGTGTCGCCGGCCGCCGCGAGGACGGCGCGATGCACGTCGAGGTCGTCGGCAACGAGCCAGGTGTCCACTGGCTGGTGGCTCGATCGAAGGACCTGCAGCAACGGCACGACGCAGATGTGTGGATCGACCCGAACGGGCCCCTCGGCTTCATGCTCGGTGACTTCCGTGAGTCAGGTCTCCGGGTCCGCACTCTCGACGCGCACGACCTGATGGCGTCGGCGTCGTGGCTCTACACCGCGGTGAACCCGCAACCTGACCCGGCCGACCCTGGACGTGGCGCGCCGGCCCCGTCTGTGCGCCACCGTGGCGGCTTGAAGCTGACGCAGGCGCTCGCGGCCGCGGAGACCCGAAAGATCCTGTCCCGGTGGACCTGGCGTCGTGAGGTCCCTTCTGGCGTGGACCAGTCGCCGCTGACCGCGGTCACTGCGGCCGCGTGGGTGGTCGTGAAGACCGAGCGGGTGTCCCCGCCGCCACCACCGTCGAAGATGGCCCGGTCCGGCCGGACCAGGACGAACCCCCGCTACTCGACCGAGCCTGACATCGCGACTGCTGGATTCTGACGACGAGGGGGCGACCGATGGCCGATGACGCCCCGAACACGCCCGTGTCGAAGCGGGTGGCCGCGGCGCCGGCGCAGCGGGAGACGGGTTACGTCGCTCCGGGTCAGTCCGGCGCTTGGTGGTTCAACGACGACCAGGCGGAGGAGACTCCGGAGCTGCGCTGGCCGCTGTCGGTGAAGGTGTACGACCGGATGCGCCGGCAGGACTTCAAAGTCAAGTCAGTGATGCGCGCAGTGAAGTCGCCGCTGCTGTCCACGACGTGGCGTCTGGACCCCGGAGCGTCGGACCCCGAGGTTTACGGCTTCGTGTCCCGTGAGCTCGGCCTGCCGGTCCGGGGTGTGGAGGACGAGAAGCAGGCCACGCACACGTCCCGCACCCGCGGAAGGTTCTCCTGGCAGGAGCACCTGCGCCTGGCGTTGCTGATGCTTGACTTCGGACATATGGCCTTCGAGCAGGTCTACCTGCTGGACGAGCAGACCGGAGTGCTGCACCTGCGCAAGCTCGGGCCGCGGTTTCCCTCGACGATCAGCAAGTTCGACGTGGCCCGCGACGGTGGCCTGAACGGGATCCGGCAGCACGCGCCCGGCCTGGTGGCCACGCCCACGTTGGGGCCGTTCATGCCGGTGAACCGGATCGTTGTGTACGTGCACGAGCGGGAGGGCGCGGACTGGTGGGGCCAGTCGTTGCTCCGCGCGGCGTACATGCCGTGGATGATCAAGGCCCGGCTGCTGCGGGTGGACCTGCAGTCCATCGAGCGCAACGGCATGGGCATCCCGGTGCACGAGCTCGAGAAGCGCGATCCGGGCGCCCAGGTCGACACCGACGCCGAACAGGCCAGCATCGACGCAGGCCTGGAGATCGCCAAGGCAGTCCGCGCCGGTGACAACTCTGGTGCGTCGCTGTCCCCAGGGGCACGGTTGAAGCTCCTCGGCGTCGAGGGCAAGATCCCGGACGCGATCCGCTCCGCGCAGTACCACGACGACGCGATCGGCACCGCGGTCCTTGCGCACTTTCTGAACCTGGGCCGTCAGACCGGGTCCTGGGCGCTCGGCACCACCTTCCAGGACTTCTTCGTTTCGTCCCTGAACGGCATCGGCCGGGCCGTGGCCGACGTCGCGACCCAGCACATCGTCGAGGACCTCGTCGACCTGAACTTCGGCCCCGAGGTCCCCGCGCCCCGCGTGATCTACGACGACCTCGCCGGGCAGGACCAGGCGCTCGCCTACGCGATCAAGGCCCTCGTCGACGCCGGCGTGCTGTCCCCGGACCAGTCGCTCGAGGCGTACCTGCGCGCGGCATACAAACTGCCCCAACACACCGGCGACAACACCACACCGGACCAGACGACAGGAGACACCGAGTGAAGCTCTCCCACACTCAAGCTCGCATGCAGGCGCTCGCCGCGTCGGGCCGCAAGGAGTGGTTCCAGATCCAGGCGGCCGCGGACGGGGGCAACGTCGCGAAGGTCTACGTCTACGACCGGATCGGCTTCTCCTGGTTCTTCGGCGGGGTCTCGGCAAAGGACATGGTCGATCAGCTCGACGAGATCACCGCCGGCGAGATCCATGTGCACATCAACTCACCGGGCGGCGACGTCTACGACGGCATCGCGATCATGAACGCGCTGCGCCACCACGACGCAAAGGTTGTGGCCTACATCGACGGCCTGGCCGCATCAGCAGCATCCGTGGTCGCGATGGGCGCCGACGAGGTCGTCATGTCGACCGGCGCCGAGATGATGGTGCACGACGCGTGGAGCATCGCGCTCGGCGACGCGGCAGAGATGCGCGCCGCGGCGGAGGATCTGGACCGGATCAGCAACAACCTCGCGAAGTTGTACGCCCGCAAGGCAGGCGGAACCACGCAGCAGTGGCGCGACGTGATGGTCGCTGAGACGTGGTACTCCGACAGTGAGGCGGTCGCGGCCGGCCTCGCGGACCGTGTCGACGACGCCACGGAGGACGCCGACGATGCGCCTGCCGTGGCTGCCGCATGGGATCTGTCCGTCTTCGCTCACGCCGGCCGGGACCACGCCCCGAAGCCGGCCATGCCGGCCAACGCTTTCGCTGCTGGCGGTCCCCTCCCGCTCGGGTCGATCCAGGTGCGTAACCGCACCGGCCGTCCTGAGCGGATCCACAAGCCCTCGTCCGCGTCCGCGGCCGAGTACACCCCTCCGAACGCTCCGGCGCCGGGGGACACCTCGCAGAAGGGATCAGCTGTGGCCTTCACGGATCAGCAGATGACCACCATGCGGCAGTCGCTCGGCGTCCCCAACGACGCCGACGAGCAGACCATCCTCGCAGCCCTCGATGAGGCGCTGCAGGAGCGGGCTGGCGACGAGCCGTCCAACACCATCAACATCACCAACCAGGTCCCTGAGGGCATGGCCCTTGTCGATGAGGCGACCCTGGCGAGCTTGCGCGACGACGCGGTCGCTGGCCGTGAGGCCCGTGACCAGCAGCAGACCGAGCGCCGGCAGAACCTCGTGTCGACTGCTGTGCGCGAGGGCCGCATCCCGCCCGCCCGCCGGCAGCACTGGGAGGCCCAACTGGCGGCAGATCCCGGTGCGGAGGCCGTACTCGCGAGCCTTTCCGCCGGCCTGGTGCCGATGGACGAGATCGGGCACGGCGACCCCGCCGGTCCGCAGTCGGCCGACATGGCCGACGAGACCTACAACACGCTGTTCCCGGGTTCCGGGTCGCAGCAGAAGGAGGGCTGATCCATGGCCGAGAAGGTTCCCGTCTTCACCCCAGGTCAGGCGATCACCCGTCAGGCCTCAGCTGCCATCACTGGTGGCCAGCTCGTCATGGTGTCCGGGCCGGGCACTGTCGCCCCCTCCGCCGCCGCCTCGACCGCGGTGCTGGGCATGGCCGGTTTCGACGTGGCCAGTGGGGATCAGGTGACCGTCCATAAGGGCGAGGTCCTGCCCCTGGTGGCCTCTGGCGCGATCGTCGCGGGCTCTCCCGTGATCTCCGCAGCTGCTGGCCGTGTCGCGGCCTCGGCGGCACCCCCGGCCGGCCAGCAGGTCGGCATCGCCCTCACCACGGCCGCCGACGGCGGAATCGTGGAGGTCGCGCGCTGACCGGCGCGCGACCCCTCACGGAAAGGACCAGGTACTCCTCATGAGCACCACCTACCCGCCCACGCCGGCCACCGTCTCGGGCGACTCTGTCACCATCCACCGGTTCCTGAAGGAGCCGACGCTCGTTGCGCGGCGCCTGCAGACGCTGCTGGACCTGCGCTACGTCGCGGACTTCTTGCTCCGGGAACGGCTCACGGCCGCCGGCGGCTCCATCACCTACGAGTCCGGTGAGCCCCTGGGCACGTCGGAGAACCCACGGGCGGTCGCCCCAGGCGCGGAGTACCCGCTCGTCACCATCGGTGGCGGCGCGATCTCCACGGCACGCACCACCAAGTGGGGTCAGGACGCCCTCGTCACCGACGAGGCGATCTCGCGTCTCAAGATGTCACCGGTCAACCGGGCCCTGACCAAGCTGGCCAACCAGAACGTCATGTTCGTTGACGGGTTGGCCCTGTCGGCGATCGTGTCGGCGCTCACGGCGTCCGGCTCGACCCGACCGGCGACCGCGTCCTGGCGGCTGCCGGCGACCACGGCCGAGCAGATCCTGCGCGACGTGCTCCTGGCGAAGGCCGACGCCGCGCAGCGTGAGCTCGGCATCGACCACGACACGGTAGTCCTGGACGACATCACCTACGCGTGGGTGAAGTCGAAGTTCATCGCCTCCGGCTACCTGCCGCGGGAGTCCACCATCGTGACGGACGGGGCTTTCCCTCGAGTCGAGGGCCTCACGTGGGTCCCGACGTCCCACGGACCGTCGGCTGTGGCCGCGCTCGTCGACACCGACCTGCTCGGTGGCATGGCCGACGAGAACATCGAGTCCCCGGGCTACGTCCGCGCCGGAGTCGGCGTTAACGGGCAGCGCGTCGCGCCGGTCGAGTCCAAGACCATCCGCGAGGACCAGGAGGACCGTTACCGGCTGCGCGCTCGCCGGGTCACGGTGCCCGTCATCCTCGAGCCCTACGCCGGGACTCTCATCACCGGCGTGGCGGCCTGAGAGGGGCGGGCATGACTCACATCGTCACCGCACCCCTGGTCATCGTCCGGGCAGCCGACGGCACCGACCGGTACCTGTACCGGGGCGTCCCGGTCCCAGCGGACATCCCCGCGGACCACGTCCGGCCGTTGGTGGAGCTGGGCATGGTCAAGGTCGGGACCACAGCCGACGTCACCGCCGCGTCGGCCGAGATCCAGACGCCAGCGAAGGCGGCCAACCACGCGGCCTGGATCGAGTACGCCATCTCCCAGGGCGTCCCGGCCGAGGACGCAGCCAAGACCACCAAGAAGGACCTGGTGGCCCGCTACCTCGGCGACACGGCCGACCCCCCCTCGACCACGGCCCAGGTCGTCGTGATCCCCGGCCCGGGAGACCCGACAGGGTTCGTCGACACCAGCGTGGTCCCACCCGAGGACCTCGGCGCCGACCCTGCCGTCGACGCCTGACCCAGGGGAGCCACCCGTCATGCCACTGGACCCGCAACGCCTCACCACGTTCCTGGGCTACCCGGCCGACCAGCCGGTCACCCAGCAGCAATCTGAGGTTGCGGAGTCCATGGCTGTCGGGTGGCTCTCCGAAGCCACCGGCCTCGACGCGTGGCCAGACCCTGTCCCGAAGATCATCGACACATGGATCCTCGAGCTGGCTGCGATCGCGTTCGAGAACCCGACGTCGATGGAGGACGACCAGGCAGGTGAGGTCCGGTCCGGGTGGCGGGACCGGCGCTCACAGATCCTGGCGCAGGCCCGGGCGTGGTCGGCACGCAACGGCCACGCGAAGCCGACAGGGTCGTCAGTGTCCCGTGGGTGCTTCCCCCCGGTCCTGCCGCTGCCTGGGTCGTACTGATGGCCCGTATGGCCTCCCGGCACGTCACGGAGCGCCCGGTGGTCCAGCCGTACACCGACACCGACGGGTGGTCAGGGTCGTTCGGTGCGCCTGTGCAGCTGCACGCCCAGGCGGAGCACACACAGCAGATCGTCACAGACAAAGACGGCGCGCGGGTGGTCTCGGTCCTGACGCTGCGTATCCCTGGCCGCTCCACGGCCGATGTGGCCACGGTGTGCGCACCAGGTGCCCGGGTCGACTACGACGGCACCACGTCCTACATCCTGTCGATCGCCCCGGTCCGCCGCCACGGGGTGGTGCAGTTCTGGCGAGTCCTCACAGGTGAACTTCCCCCGAAGCACGACGACGGTTACACGGTCACCGCGGTGGTGCACCACGGGCCCGGCCTGGACTTGCGCGGCAACTACGTCCCCTCGACAGGGTCCGAGACCTACGCCGTCGCCGTGTTCCGAACCGGATCGACGTCCGAGCCGGTCGACGAGTCCGACCAGGCGATCACCACCGGAACACTGCTGCTGCAGGCGGCTGCTGAAGTGACGTCGACGGCCACAGTGCAAATCTCGGGCCACCCGGCGCTCGCAGGTTGGTGGCAGGTCGATGGTGACCCGTCGCCGGTGGCGTCGCGCCTCGAGGTGCCGTTGCGGAGGTCGTGATGGCCAAGGTGACGTACAAGCCGATCCGTTCGGGATTGGAGCAGGTGGCCAGGTCGTCCGAGGTGGGGTCGCAGATGGTCGCGGCCGCGGAATCGGGTCGACGGTTCGCGGAGGGCATCGCCCCGGTGGGCCCGACCGGCAACTACCGGCGCAGCTTCCGAGTGCGCCGTTCGGAGATCACGGTGCCGGGCGGGAGGGTCCGCAGGGTGGCGGGCGCGGTGTTGGAGAACACGGCCCCGCACGCGGGCCTCGTCGAGTGGCACAACCGGTCGTTCGTATTGACCCGCACGATGGCGCACATCGAGCAGGAGAACGGGTGACCCGGTGAGCCAATACCTAGACGGCATGGAAGCCCTGTACGTGCTCCTGGCGGGCACCCAGGCTGAGGACACGGCCGGTAACCCCGTCACGGTGAACGTCGGGAACGCCGACCAGGTGCTGCCGCCGGCGGTGACCGCACTACAGCTGCCGGCGGACCTGTCGGACCGGATCCGGAACGACTTGGCGGTGTTCCTGCTGATCACCCGGTCGGGTTGGTCTGACGACCAACAGATGGTCGAGGGTCAGGAGCGGGTCACCGTGGAGGTGTACGCCCGGACCGCGGACGCTGTCCGGGCGATCAGCAAGGCGATCGAGGCTTTCCTCATCGACAACTTCCACGCCGTGCCTGGTGTCGGCTTCATCGACGACGTGCTCTTCGACACCCGGTGGCGGATGCTCCAGGTCCCCACCACCGATTACGCGCAGTCCACCGCCACCTACCGGGTGGTGTCTCGACCGGACTGATCACACCCGGTGTTGTACCTAACCTGCCCCGTCCGGGGCTGACCCTCAGAGCCCTGGAAGGGGATCCTGTTATGCCCACCATGAACGAGATGATCGCGGCGGCCGAGTTCACCGTCGCTATGCGCAAGTTCCGTCAGATCCTGGTCTACGTGGCCCCGACCACGGCGGCCCCGGTGACGACCCTCACCGGCCCGACCGGGGCCTTCCTCGCGGTGCCCCCCGCCTACATCCCGGTCGGTCTGCTCCGCAAGGACGCGGGGGTGACGTTCCCCCGGTCGGTCGACAAGTCGGAGACGGAGTCGATCAACCACGGGTCAGCGACCCGGGAGGACACTGAGTCCGACGATCGGATGGTCAAGTTCACCGCGCAGCAGACCACGAAGACGGTCCTGGAGCTGTCGCAGGGCTTGAACCTGTCGGGCGTGACGCGCGCCGCGAACGGTGAGGTGTCCTTCCCGCACCCTGAGCTCCCCGACGACATGTTCTACCGGCTGTTGGTGATCGGGTTCGACCCGAAGTACCAGATCGGGGCGGGCAAGTTCTTGCCGCAGTGGCAGCCGATGGACTTCCCCGAGACCAAGTGGGGCAACGACGTCACCGACTACGAGATCACCGGGAAGGCGTTCCCGGACGACGTCCTGGGCTACTCGGTGTGGGACATCGCAGTGTGCGGTCCGGGAGCCATCACCCACGCGGCCGCGCTGGGCTTCACCGCTGCCGGGCCCTGACCCGGCCCTTTCCTGATCGTCGTGGTGGCGGCCGCGCGCTACCGGGTGTGGCGCCGTCACCACGACCCGCGCAGACCGCACGGGACCAACACCTTCCACCGCACCCGGACACACCGCCCAGGAGGCACCGCATGGACACCACCGAACTGCCCATCAAGCACTTCGTCCGCGGCACAGAGACGCGGCAATCCACGTCCCCGAAGGACCACTCCATGTGGATCCGGCAGGGCTTCCACGCGGTAGTCGACGACGAGGCGGCGACCCGCTCGGCGGCGGGCTCGAAGGCCGCCGCGACCCGCGCCGCCAACCAGCAGGACGGGGCCGGTCAGTCCTGACCGCCCCGAGCACCACAACACCGCATTCACCCAACACCCGGAGGTATTACCCAGCATGAGCAACACACCCAGCAAGGACTCCCCGACGGTGCTCGGCTCCATCCAGGAGATCCAGAAGAACGCGAACGAGCTCGACCGGCAACCGGCGTCGTTCATGACGTCTGAGGGTCGGATCACGTTCCCGGACCCGATGACGATGGACGCGTTCGAGTCCGACGACCTGCTCAGCTTCGTCGTCGGCAACAGCTCGGACTCGCGGGCCGCGTTGAAGCGGTGGCTCTCCGACGAGGACTTCGCCAAGGTCGAGAAGGAGAAGATGACCCGTCGGGCGCTGGGCGACCTGATGGGCAAGGTCCAGGCGTACTACAGCGACGTGTTCGGGGCCCCGGGGGAATAGTCCGCCTCGGACAGCTGCTCGACCGGTTCCGGCCGGCCATCCGGTGTGACCTCATGCAGGTCTACGGGGTGGACCTGCCTGTGTGGTTGAGCCAACGTCGGTACCGGGCGGTCCTCGAGCTGATCGACGGACTGCCTTCGGCATCGAGGCTGCGAGAGGCGATCTTCAACGACCCGGTTGAGGCGGAGCGGATCCTCGCGAACCGTCGGCGTGACCGTGACCGGGAGTTCAAGGCGTCCCTGTTCATCCAGGGGGACGTACCGGCTGTGGACGATGAGCCTGATGACGTGGTGCCGGACCCGGTGTGGCGGCCTCGGATGTCGGAGTGGGACGTGACTGCGGTGCAGCTGGCGTCGCTGGACGCCAGGTTGCAGCAGGTGACCAACACCATCGCGTCAGCGAATGCGGGTAAGCAGCAGGGGTCGGTGTCACCGTTCCCGGCTCCGCGGACGCTCGTCGACGTCCTGGATGACTCGGAGTATGTCGCCGGCTACCGGGACGCCCTGGCGGTGTTCTCCCCACACCTGGTGTCTCGACGCGGCTCCTGACCTGATCTGACCACCCTCGACGAGCAGGACGGGACGGGGTGGGGTGGTGGCGCTTGTCGGGATGGCTCAGGTCGAGGTCGCACCCACCTTCAACAGGTGGGACTCCAAGGTCCGCCGTGGCGTCACCGGCCCGGGTGTGGTCGCTGCCGGTGAGGCGTCGGGCAACCAGGTCGCGGAGGGCTTCGAGCGGTCCACGTCGTCCCGGTTGCGGTCCGTGTTCTCCGGGATCGTCCGGTACGGCTCGACGGCCCTACTGGGCATCGCCGCGGCCGCGGGCACGGTGGGGATCCGTACCGCGGCGGGCATGGAGACCGCGAACATCTCGTTCACGACGATGCTCGGCTCGGCGGGCAAGGCGAAGTCATTCCTGTCGGACCTGAACGACTTCGCCGCGAAGACCCCGTTCGACCTTCCCGGGCTGCAGCAGTCCGCGCAGTCCCTGGTCTCGATCGGTATCGACGCGGACAAGGTCATCCCGATCATGACCACCCTCGGCAACGTCACCGCGGGGATGGGCACCGGCGCCGAGGGCGTGCAACGGGCCACGGTCGCGATCCAGCAGATGAACGCTGCCGGCAAGATCAGCGCGGAGGACCTGAACCAGCTCCGCGACGCCGGCATCCCCGTCTACGAGCTCCTCGCCGGCGCGACAGGCAAGTCAGTCGTGCAGGTCGCTGAGCTAGCCCGTCAGGGCAAGCTGGGCCGTGAAGAGCTCGACCAGCTGATGACCGCGCTTGAGTCCGGGAAGGGCCTGGAGCGGTTCAACGGGATGATGGAGGCCCAGTCCCGGTCGCTGTCCGGGCTGTGGTCCACCCTGAAGGACACCTTCGCGGTGGGCATGGCTGAGGCGATCCAGCCGATCATCCCGACTATCAAGGACGGGCTCGGCGGCGCGATCTCCCTGGTGTCCGCCATGATGCCCCGGGTTCAGGCCGGCTTGGCGTGGCTGGTGTCGCAGGGCCCCGCCATGTCGGGCGTGTTCGCGGCAACGAAGGTGGCCGCCCAGGGTCTCTACGACCTGGTCGTCAAGGGCGACTACTCGGGCAAGCTCCGCTCGGCGTTCGGGTGGGAAGAGGACAACCGGAGCGTCGACAAGATCCTCGACATCCGCGACGCCGCGATCAACCTGTTCGCGCAGTTCCGAGGTGGGAACTTCTCGTCGGTCTCGACCGTGTTCTCGGCGCTCGCGACCTCGGCGGGTGACGCGGTGCGGGTGCTCCCGGCGTTGACCCCGACCCTCTCCATGGCGGGCAAGCTGCTGGGGTGGATGGCCGACAACGTCGATCTGGTCGCCAAGGCACTCCCGTACCTGATCACCGCGTTCGTGACCTACAAGGGGTTGCAGGCAGCGAACAACGTCCTTGGCCGCCAGTCGGTGGTCGGGATGGGGCTTCAGCTGGCGACGACGCTGTCGTTGACCGCGTCCAACTTCGCCTTGGCCAAGTCCCAGAAGGCAGTGTCTACCTCGACGGTCCAGTCGAACGTGGCCACGAACGCGGGGTTCCTGGCCCGGGGCCGGGAGACGGCGGCCACGGTCGCGGGGACGGTCGCCAAGGGTGCGCAGGCGGTCGTCACCAAGAGCTTGACTGTTGCCCAGAAGGCACTGAACCTGGTCCTGACCAACAACCCGCTGGGGTGGGTGCTGAAAGGCATCATCCTGCTGGTCGGCGGGTTCACCCTGCTCTACGCGAAGAACGAGGCGTTCCGCGGCCTCGTGCAGCGGGTGTGGGCCGGTGTGAAGTCCGCGATCGGCGTGGTCGTCAACTGGTTCACCGGTTCCGCGGTCCCGTGGATGGGTCGTGCGCTGACCTCGATCGGGAACGGGGCCAAGGGCCTCTGGGTCAGCTACGTGGACCCGGCGTTCCGCAGCATCCTCGCCGCCGGCAAGTCCGTATTCGGGTGGGTCCTGAACACCGGTGTGCCGTGGGTCACCCGGGCGGTCACCCTCATCGGCACGGGCGTCAAGACGTTGTGGTCGGTCTACTGGGACGTCTACCTGTCCAAGGTCCTCGCCAGCGGCAAGTCCGTGTTCGGGTGGGTCCGCAACACCGGCCTGCCGTGGGTGAAGACCGCGTTCAACGGCATCGGGTCAGTCATCTCGACCACGGTGAACGAGGCGAAAAAGACCCTCGATTCCTTCCGCTCCGGCATCGGCGCCGTAGTGACCGCGTTCGGCGACGCAAAAGATGGCGTCGGCAAGATCTGGGGCAAGATCACCTCGGTCGTCGCCGCCCCGGTGATCTCGGTGATCAAGTTCCTCAACGACAAGTTCATTGGCGGCATCAACTCCCTGCTTTCCAAGATCCCCGGCGTCGACCTGCGGCTCAAGCTGATCCCGGTCCCGGGTATGCCGGTAGGTCTGACCTCAGACTCGGCCGGGTCCCGAGCCGGCAACGGCCGTGGTGGCCGCGGCGCTCAGTTCCTGGGCGGCGGCGGCATGGTCCGGGGCCCGTGGGCCGGACCGGCTGCTGACAACGTCCTCGGCTTGACCGATACAGGTATCCCGATCGCCAGGGTGAACCCTCGGGAATGGGTGCACCCGGTCGCCGCGGTGAACTACTACGGGCCTGCGTTCATGCGGGCGATCCAGCAGCGGGCCATCCCCCGCAACTTGCTGGGCATGGCCAGCGGTGGCCGCGTCGGCGGGTCGCTCGCCGACATCGGGTCGGCGTTGAAGTCATCCGCGGGCTTCCTCGGAGACATCTTGAAGAACCCGGTCGGCTACGTGAAGGGCAAGCTGTCCGGGATCCTGTCGGGGATCGGCAGTTCCCTGGCCGGCACGATGGCAAAGGGTGCCCTGGGCGGTGTCGCGGGCCGCTTGGGCTCCTGGGTGAAGGACCAGCTCTTCGGGGGCTCCCAGGGGGCCACGGGCGGCACCAGGTTGGGCATCAAGGGTATGCCGTGGCAGTCGATCTGGGGGATGATCCAGGCGGTGGCGCCCGAGGCGCGGATGACGTCGAACTACCGTGCTGGGGCGATCACCTCGTCGGGGTACAAGTCGCTCCACTCGCTCGGTCGGGCTGTGGACCTGGTCTCCGGGAACATGCGGGCCACGTTCATGAAGATCCGGGGGCTGCTGCCCTGGTCTGAGCTGTACTACTCCCCGATGGACGCGCTGCAGCTGAACAAGGGTCGCTCCTACATTCCGCAGGGGATCACCCGCGCCCAGCACTTCGACCACCTCCACGCCGGGTACGCCGGCGGCGGTGAAGTCACCGACCCCCGCATTCTCACCCCCACGTTGTACGACACGGGCGGGCCGTTGCCTCCTGGGGACACGTGGGTCCGCAACCGCACCGGTGGCACCGAGTGGGTCACCCCGAAGCGACCCACCGAAAGGGGACCGCAGGTGGTGCAGCACATCACCTCGTTGGACCCTGACGTCGTCGCCCGCAAGGTCGTCGACCGGATGACTGACTCCCTCGCACTGCTGGGGGCGGGCCCGGCGTGAGCAACTTCATCCACTACGGCGGCTACGGCATCCCCTACGGCGGCTACGGCATCCCCTACACGCCTCCCACACCGGCCGTGACAAGGTCGCAACGCATCACCACCGGCCACACCTGGATCGGCTGGGACGGCACAGTGTGGCCAATCTCGGACCCATCCTCGGGAGTGTTCCTCGTCAAGGGCGGCATGCGCGGCCTCGGAATGCCCACTCACACCCGCTTCACCGACGAGTCCCCGGCGCTCGCGGGTAGCCGGCACCGCGGTTCTCGGGTGTTGGAGCGGGACGTGTATTGGCCGCTGCACCTGTTTTCTGATGCTGGGTCCGCGGAGTGGGTGGAGCGAGATCGGGCGTTCTGGGCCTCGCTGCACCGCGACAAGCCGGGTGTGTGGCGCGTCAAGGTGGGCTCGTCGGTCCGTGAGCTGGCGTGCCGGTTGGTGGAGGCTGAGGACGTCTTCGCGCGGGACCCGGTCTGGTACGGCTGGAACACCTACGGGGTGCGCATGGTGGCGGTGGACCCGTTCTGGCGGGGCCCGTGGGTTGTGCGGCAGTTCGATAACACGGCGTCGACGAGTAACTTCTTCGGGCCGTCCGGCTTTGGTCCACCGTTCTTCATCTCCTCTTCGTCGCAGCTGTCCAAGGCGTCGATCGCCAACCCGGGAAACGAGCCGTCATACCTGGTGTATGTGCTGCACGGACCGTTCGATGAGGCGAAGGTGGGCATCGGGGATCCGGGTGCGATCACGGAGTACCTGTCACCGGTGCCGGCTGGCCAGTCTGTGGTGATCGACACGCGCCCAACGTCGTCTTCGACGGCCCGGCTGATCGCGACCCCGACGGCGGACCCGGAGTCGGACACCGCTACGTGGGAGGAGCAGGTGTTCACCGCCCCAGGGGCGTCGGCGTTCGCGGGCACGGGCCTCCTGGCGCTGAACAGTCCGTTGCAGCCTGGCCAGGAGCGGTCGCTGTCTCTGTCGATGGTCGGCGCGGGGTCGATGACCGTCGCGCACCGCCCACCGTTCAACAGAGCGTGGTGACGGCGATGTCGGTCAGCCCAGGCGAGCTGGACACGTGGGAGCAGGTCGGGAACCGGCACGGCCCGTGGTGGTTCCGGGTGTGCGACAAGGTCGGGACCCCGGTGGAGCTGGTGAAGGACCCGAGGTCGGTCAGCCTCACGTTGCGGCACGGGGCGACGGCGACGGGGTCGTTGACGTTGCCGGCGTCGCACGAGCGCACCAACGACTTGATGTCCGACGGGGCCCGGTTCTCTTTCACGTCGACGCTGACCGGCGAGGTGCTGTCGACGGGCACGGTCCGCGGCGACCAGGGGCAGGCCCACCCGGACGGCACGGAGGGCGGCCGGGTCGGCACAGCCACCTGGTCACTGGTGGACGACCACGCGGTCCTGGCGGACTGGAACGCGGCCCCTGCTGCAGGCAAGACGTATGACGTGGTCCGTGGCCCCGCGGAGACCGTGGCCCGCACGTTGATCACGAGGGCGGCGACCCGGCTGGGGGTGTCGTTGTACTTTCCGGCGTCGCAGGGCCGCGGCGCCCAGGTCGTGGTGTCAGCCCGGTGGCAGCCACTGTCAGACCTGCTCTACCCGCTGATCACCACGGCCGGGATCGGCTTGCACGTCCGGTGGGACGCTGGCCAGGCCCGATATGAGGTGACCTGCTATGAGCCGGCGGTCTGGCTGAAGAAGATCACCGCCCACTCGGGTGTGGTCGATGACTGGTCGTGGTCGAGGACCTACCCGGGCGCGACCCGAGTGGTCGTGCTCGGGCCACGGGAGGGTGCGGCCCGTCTGATCCGCCCGGTCATCGACGCCCCGCTGGAGTCAGCCCTGAACGCAGTCCGGGAGCTCGTCCTGGACGCGCGAGACGTCGACGACGTGGACCCGGCCGCGACTCCGGCCAGGGTTCTCGCGGACGTGCACGCTGACATGGACGCCCGCGGCCTGGCGAAGCTCGACGAGGGGGCCAGGACGGTGTCGTTGCAGGTGGCTTTGGCTGCGGTCCCAGAGATGGCGTACGGGCGGCCTGACGGGTTGCGGGTGGGCGACTTGCTGAAGACGCAACTGGTGCCGTCGCGGCCGGTGGTGTTGGTGCCGTTGACGGCGGTGCAGTTGTCGTGGTCGACGGAGTCGGGGTTCACGGTGGTCCCGGAGGTGGGGCAGTGGCAGGACTCGGTGTTGTCCCCGCTGGTGCGTGCGGTCAGTGATCTCGCTGTGGGTTGGCGTCGACAGAAGGTGAGTGTGTGATGGCTATCAGCTCGGTGGGTTACGACGGGTCGGTCGGCGAGCAGCAGTTGGCTGCCTGGACACAGACGTTGAGCTCGGTCCCGCACGTCGTGTCCGGGATGGGTGCCCGCACGATCGTGGGCACCGACAGGGGTGTGGGCATCGCTGCGGGTATGGCGGCAGGGTTCGGAGTGCGGGACACCTCCTCCACGGAGGTAATAGTGCAGTGCGGGTCGACGACCTCGACCAGGTGGGACACGATCGTGCTGCGCCGAAACTGGTCGCTGACGGCGAACCTGAACGCCGTGCCCCCCACCCCGGGAGGTGTGTCCTCGATCGAGGTGGTGCCGGGCACGTCATCGAAGGTCATCACCGGCAACCTGCAGGCACAGCCGGGCGTGGTCGCCGACCAGCCGCTGTGGTTGGCGAAGGTCCAGTCAGGCTCCTCGGTCGTCACTGAGCTCGTGCCCGTGTGGGCCCGGTCCTCCCAGGTCGTGGACGTCCCGTCGCTGCTCGCGTTGCCGAACCCGCCGTTGGGCACCGTCGCCCAGGTCGGCGACACCATGTACTACCGGCGCCTGGACGCTTCCGGCACCCCAGCATGGGTCACGAACGACACCGGCCCGATGCCCGCCGGCGGGGCCGGCACAGGGTGGACGTTCCTGAACAGTCTGCGCCGCAAGGACGGGTGGGCGGTCCTCAAGGTTGACATGATCCGTGCCGGGTCCAACTTCTCTGCTACCGACATTTACCCGGTCGGTGGGGTACCGATCGACCCGTCCCTGCGACCTGGCGAGGCGTTCTATTACACCGTGCTGAACCAGGCCACCCGTCAGGGTTACCTGTTGGAGGTCCCCCCGTCCGGTGTGATCCGGATGGTCCAAGTGTCGGCGTCGACCAACGACCGGTTCCGGGGGACGTTCACGTGGCCAGTCGGATGACCGCACCGACCGTACCTGTGGCCGGCTCGGTTTGTCTCCTCGCCTTTCATGTCACCCCGGTCATCTGATGACCGTGCCTGACCGCGCACATCACATCGGCCGCAGAGGAGACAACCATGCGTAACCTTCCTCTTCGTCGCATCGCAGCGGCGCTCATCATGGGGACCGTATTGGTGCTCATCGTGTACATAAACTGGCCTGATGCGCTCCGCATCATCGGGATAGGTTTGTTCGCCTTCGTGCTCGCCCAGGCCCTCGTCATTAACTGGGCCGTGCATGCTCTCCGGGGCTCGGTGGCCGCGCCACCGGCGATGCTGGCCTGGCACGTCCACGCCGTCACCCTCTACGCACTGGGTATGCACGGCACCATCGCACTCCTCTCGTTCGAGCGGATCGGGAACAACTCGTTGTCGTGGCTCTCCTTGATGCTGGTCTTTCTGGGGGTCGTAGGCAACGCGGCGATGTACCTGATCGGGCGGATCACGGCGGCGCGGCAGCGGGTGGCTAGGGACTTCGAGGGGCAGATCAACAATGGGGCTTGACGGGGCGCAGTGGGTCGCTATCGCCATCGCCTTCCTCACCTTTGGTGGTGGAGTGGCCACTGCCCGGATCACCGCGAAGCCTCAGGAGAAGGCTGCTGAGACCCACACGGCGGTGAGCCTGCTGGCCGCACAGGACGCCTTCTCGGACCGGCTCCAAGATGAGATGGAGAAGTTGACCCGACGTCATGAAGAGCGCATCAAGGATATCGAGGCCGACCACGCGCGGCGCGTCAGGGCGATGGACGAGGAGCACCAGTCGGACCGCCGCGCCTGGCAGCGGGAACGAGACGAACTGCCGCAACGGATCGTGAACCTCGAAGACCGGATCAAGCGGTTGGAGGTCGACCAGGACATCCTTGTGGAAGAGCTGGGCGTGCAAGACGCCTGGCAGAAGGGCGGCGCGAGCCCTCCCGCGCCGTCGATCGGGACCAAGGCGCTCGCGTTGCTACGCAAGCACCGAGTCCAGCGGCAAGATATCAACGGCGACTAAGCCGTGCCATGTCTGCCGGGGCGACGCGGTGCACTTGTGTCCGTGACGACGGTGGCGCGGGCCGGTGGTCGTGCCAGACCCGGACTGTGACGCGTACCTGATCCACCTACTTCACCCCGAGCCCGCCTGACTTACCCCTTGACCGCACCCCGGCGACCACCGGGGCCTGACCCGACCCCTTGGAGGTCTGATGACGACTGCCGACGACGTGGTCACCCGTGTGCAGAAGGTCATCGACGCAGAAGTCGGTTACCTGTCCCGGCACGACCCCAACCGTCCACCGGGCAGCGCACCCTCGCAGTGGTCCAAGTACGACCAGAACGGGTGGCACGGCTACTGGTGCGCCCGCGGCATCTCGACATGCGTCATGCAGGCCCTCGGGGCGCAGGCAGGCAACGCGGCCATCGGTCGCCAGCAGGGCATGATCGTCGGCTGGGCTGCGACGTGGCTATGGCGGGACTGGTTCCGAGCCACCCAGGACTACCCCGGGTTCGCCAACGCCAGCGGCGGCGACGTCCTGATGATGCGCTTCCCCAACCCATCCGGCAGCCGAGCCGCGAACCCCACCAACCACGTCGAGTGGGTCGAGCGGGGGACCGACACCTACGTCGACACGGTCGGGTTCAACTCTCTGGCCCCCGGCGCTACAGGTTCAGCCACCGGTGGCGCGTCCGTATCCCGCCACCGACGCTACCTGTCTTCCGGGACCATCGTGGGTGTCTACCGGCCCGACTGGGCCGCCGCCGCAGTGATCCTCGGCAAGGCCGAACCGCTGCCCGCCCCGAAGCCACCAACCCCGTCGAAACCGACACCCCCCCTGCCTACGGGCGCTCAGGTGTCGATGCTCAACGCCCTCAGCTTCCCCGCCACCACGGCAGGCGTCAGGGCATACCAGCAGGCCGCCGGCCTCACCGCAGACGGCGTCATCGGACCCAAGACCATCACCGCACTGGAGGCAGACATGAAGTCTTTGGAAGACCTACACACCAAGGTTGACGCCCTGGCCGCCGCAGTAGACCGCATCGCTGCCGACAACCGTCCGGCCCCGATCGTGGTCCCACTGTCCGCGAAGGGACGGGAGGTCCTCGGCACCGAACTCACCAGCCTGCCCCTGCCGAAGGCGATCGAGCTGCTGCTGCGCTACGCCTACCAGACCGGCAACATGATGCCGGTCGTCAAGTCCGACGTCAAGAACATCGCGTCCGGCATCCAGGCCGTCACCGGCCCCGATACGGCACAGGTCGAGCAGACCATCCGCGACGCCGCTGACGCCGCCTTCTCCCGCTACCAGGCCACCTTCACCCGCGTCGACCCCGCTGAGGAGAGCACCCCATGAGCACCCCCTACACGAAGCCCCGGCCCGTTCGGATCGCCGGTGCAGTCCTGGCTGCGTTGAGCATCATCGCCGGTGGCGTGACGTCCATCGCCGGCCTGCAGGACAACCCGACTCTCGCGGTGTGGGCCGGGTTGGTCACCCTGACTGTGGGTGCGCTGACCGCCACCCTCATTCCCGTCCTGGAGGGTCAGGTCACCCCGGCTGGTGACGTCGTGGCCTACCTGGACACCGACCGCCAGGTCGTGCCCGGACCAGCACAGGCCGACCTCGTGGACGAGCCTGCCGCCCCCGCCAACCTCCACCCGGACGCCGAGTACGACGGCAAGCACCGCCCCAACCCCCCCGGGTTGTCTCCATGAGGCGCAAACTCTTCGCCGCGGCCTTCGCCGCACTGATCGGTGTGACCGCAGTGACCGCACCGGCTCACGCCAGTTTCGCGTGGGAGGACGAGGAGTGAGCCACGACGGCGGCCAGACGTGCCGGTGCATGGTGACGCACCGCCCGCACCCGCTCGAGCTTCACCGGCATCATGTGCTGCCGCTCTATCTCGGCGGGTCGGACACTGAGGACAACATCGTCTGGATCTGCCCAACCGGACACTCGGGGATTCACGAGCTGCTGCGGCACATGGTCAAGGCCGACCGGCCCCTGACCGACCACGAGCTGCGAGCGATGTACGACGTGCCCGTGTCCGAGTACGCCGCGCAGGTAGCTCGGGCCGGTTTCACCGCTTACGCCGCAGGACGCGGCACCACCACTACACAAGGAGAGCTGACATGAGCGAAGACCAGGGCACCATCACGAGCGTCGTCGTTGCCGATCTGCGCGGCCCTGACGGCGAGGTCAAGGCACGGTGCGAGACGTCCAATCTCGTCACCGCGGTCGGTGACCAGTTCTACGCGGGTCGCGCCGCACTGTCCACGGGCCTGCCCGCTGCCGTGACTGGGATGAAGCTCGGTGCGTCGTCCACCGCGACTGCGAAGACTGGTGCGGGCGCGGCGTTGGTCACCTACCTCGCGGGCAGCAACAAGGCCCTCGACTCGGGGTTCCCGACCGCTGCGGGTGGTGTCGTGACGTGGAAGCGGACCTACGCCGCGGGTGAGGCGACCACCGCGTCAGCGATCCAGGAGGCTGTCCTGGTCACCACGGCGATCGCCACGGACGCCACGTCGACCGCGGCTGACACCATCGCCAGGGTGCTGTTGACCGGCATCGCTAGCAAGGGTGCTGGTGACTCGTTGACCATCACGTGGACTCACACCGTCGCCGGAGCGTGACCCTGACCGTCTGACCGATCCGGGAAGGGTGGTGGTGTTGTGGCGGTAGAGACTGTTTACGCTGACGCGGTCCTGGTCAACTCGTCTTGTCTGAACCCGGCGAACGTGATCGGGAACACGCCGACCACCTGGACCGGGAACACCGACCAAACCAACTGGAACTGCACCTGGTCGCTGGCGAACCCAGTCAACCCGATCACCCCTGGCGCGACCGCTACCGTCACTGTCACACTGAGGCGGTCCGCTGCGGGCGGTAACGACCCGTCGGTGACCCTCGACCTATTCGACAACGGCGTGCTGGTCAAGACGTTGGTGTCGGCGTCGGTGATCGTCGGTGACGTCAGTGTCACCCGGTCGGGCACGTTCACCTCCGCTGAGGTGTCGTCGCTGGCGAACGTCGAGGTCCGTGTCACGACCATCGGTTCGACCGGCCCGACGACCTCACGGCGCAACGTCCAAGTGGCGATGATCCAGGTCGCCGCTGACACTACAGGCGTCGCGACCGGCACCTCGGTGTCTCGGGCGCCCGCTGATCCGCTCGGTGTCACGGACACGGCCACGGCCGCACTCGCTACTGGTGGTAGTGGCGGCACTATCTCGACCCCGGTCCTCGCCACCCGGTATGAGTCGACGGCGAACGCGTCCAGCGGGGTCGCCAGCCTGACCACTAACGTGCCCATCGGCGCGGTGATGTACGTTACCGCGCACTCCACAACGTCCACCGTCGTCCTCACCGCCACTGACTCCAAGGGTCACGCGTGGACGGCGTCCGACGCGGCGTATCAGGCAGGCTCTCCGGCATCAACCACCCGCCTCCTCTGGACGACCGTCACCGCAGCGTTAGACACGACCGACACGATCACCGTCAAGGCGTCTTCAAGCGTCCCGTTGGCTTTCACTGCCGCGTTCGTCACCGGAGCCACCGTTGTCGGCGGTTCCGCCCCGGTTATCGGGTCCGGGTCGGCCATCAGCGTCCCAGCCGCCGCCACCGCTGGCGACCTTGCTGTGGCAGCGGTCACAGCCCGTGACACCGCAGTTTTCACCCCGGTCACCGGTGGGACCACCCTCCTCAACGGAGTAGTCGCGGCCGGTGCGTTCTCCCGTGCTGGCGCCAGCCTGTACCGCCCGGTCACCGCCACAGGCACCACTAACGTCGAAGTCACCCAGGACTCCACCAACGCATGGGGTGGTGTCGCGCTCACACTGACACCGGCGGGTGGTAGTGGGGCCACCGTAGCGAGGTCGGTAGCCGACCCGGTTGGTGTCGCTGACAGTGCCACCGTGGGACAGGATCAGGTCAGGAGTACAACCGACCCGGTTGGTTTGACCGATACTGTCGCGACGACCGTTGCCAGGTCTGTGACCGTAGCGGACACCGTTGGTGTCACAGACGCGGCCGTCCCCTCGACGGCTAGTTCGATGTCGGTGGCACCATCCGACCCGGTCGCCCTGACCGACAGCGCCGCAGTGGTGATCACAGCAGCCCGGACGAGCAACGACCCGCTGGGCGTGACCGACGCTGTCAGCGCGTCCCTGGCAGGCGCCAACGCTATTGCCCGAGCGGACCCTGTCGGTGTCACCGACGCTGCCACGGCCGCAGCCGCGACAGTCCGGGTGGGCAGCGACCCGGTAGGTGTCACCGACACCGTCAGTGTGGCAACGTCCGCAACCGGGGCGGTCGCACCGTCTGACCCTGTAGGTCTCACCGACAATGCTGGCACGGTGGCCGCGGTGGCCCGCACGGTAGGCGACCTGGTCGGCCTCGCGGACACCGCTGCTGCTGCGCTGAGCCGCAACGCCACAACCGCTGACCCGGTCGGTGTCACGGACACGGTGACCAGTGTGGCCGCATGGTCTAGCGCACCCGCCGACATTGTCGGGTTGAGCGACACGGTCAGTGTTGACATGGCCGGGTCTGAGGCGTCATCCCAGGGTGACCCGGTTGGGGTTGACGACGAGGCCACGACGGTCCTGGCGGCCGTCCGCACGGCAACCGACCAGGCCACCGTTACCGACTCGGTCACCGCGACAGTCGGGCGTGCGCCCGAATCACCCGTAGGTGTCACCGACACAGTCACGGCCATACTGGACCGCACCGTCGAAGTCAACGACCCGGTCGGCCTCGCAGACCTAGCCGCGCGCGCCCGCGACGTTGAGGTCGCCTCACTCGTGGGCCTGACCGACACGGGTGCCGGGTTGAACCCCTCGGGCTTCCGTGACATCACGGTCACCGCCACCCTCGACCCGCCACGGTGGGCCGCCACCCTCGGTCGGCAACGCACACCCACAGCCATACTCGACCGGCCACGATGGGAAGGCATCCTCACATGAGCACACCCACCTACCAGCGCGAAACCGACGAGTTCCAACCCGTCACCGTCGAAGTCGACGGCCAACCGGTCACCACCGGCATCACGTTCGCGGTCGTCCCATCCGGCCAACGCCCCGTGACATTCACCGCGCCGATGACCCTCGACGGGAAGATCGGCGTCAACGTCGTCGGCCTGACCCGTGGCACCTACCAAGTGTTCGCCCGGATCGTGTCCGCACCCGAGACACCCGTGATCCTCTGCGGCTCTTTCTACATCGCGTGACCACCATGACCCACACCACCACAGGAGCACGCAATGGCAATCGCTGACTACCCGTACAGCTTCAACGCGTTCGTCGTCCACCAACCTGTGACGATGGCGCCGCACGTCGGCGTCGTGACACTCCGTGACGTCCCCGGTGGAGCCGCGCTGCTCGTCGCTGACCTCGCCGGTAACGCCGTCGCCGAGCTGACGTCCAACGAGTGGGGCATCGTCGGCCCGCACCGGACAACCGTGGCAATGCCCTACGTCGACGCTGGCGGCACTTACCTGCTCCGCGAGGTCGCACTGGAACTGTTGGCGGGGACATACACCGACGAGCAGGCGAGGGACGCCATCGCTGCCGCGCTCGCAGCTGGCACTCACACCAACATCACGGTGGTGAGCGACGACACCGCGGACAGCATCAGCATTAGCCTCGGCGCGCAGATGCTCGCCACGATCAACGCGAAGGCCGCGCGGGCGCTGACGAAGACGTCCGTTGCCGCCTCGTACACCCTCGTCGCGGGTGACGCCGTCGACAAGGTGCTGCACACCACCGCCTCAGCCGCGCTCACGATCACCCTGCCCGCAGACACGGTCGTCATCGCCCAAGAGGTGGCGATCCCGTGGCGGCAGTACGCCGCCGGGCAGGTCACGTTCGTCGCCGGGGCCGGGGCCACCGTCCTCGGCCGTGGCGGGGCGTTGAAGTCCGCTGGGCAGTACGCCGAAGGTGTGCTCACGAAAGTCGCCGCCAATACTTGGCTCGTCACCGGGGATGTGGTGGCCTGATGAGCGCGCGCGACCTGCTCCGGGCTGCCGCACGCCGCCGCACCGCCGCCGCGACCTCACCCTCAGTCGTGTCCGAGCCGACACACCTCGTGACCTACGCTTCGACCGTCAGCCTAACCAGTTCGGGCGCGGCCACACTCCCGGTCGGGCGCCCGGTGCCCATCGGCACGTTGGTCTACGTCGTCGCCGGCGCTGGTGGTTCCACTGCTGAACCGTTGGTTGCTGATTCCCGTGACAACGTGTGGCAGACCACCGTCCCAGCCCAGTCGATCAGTGCGCCCGCGACCACGACACGCATCGCGTGGACGGTACTGACCACCGCATGGGTCGCCACTGACACGATCACCGTTGTCCGCAGTGTGGACTCCGGTTCCCTCGTCTGGCACGCCTTCACCACTAGCGGAGCTACCGGGGCGATCGGTGCTGTGATCCCACCTGGTGCGGGCGCTTCCAACGACCCGACCCTGGGCAATGTTGAGTCCGACGCTGGCGCGCTCATCGTCGCCGCGTTCACGTCCGGCAACAACGCCGGCCTCACGCTCGTCCCCCGTAACTCTTTCACGACCAGCGCAGACGGTGTATCCACAGGTGGTACCAACCCACGGCACCTGTGGGCGTTGCACCGTGCGACCGTCGCTGCGACCAACGCCGTGCCAGCCGCGGACATGTCGCTGGCCCTCGGGTGGTCCGGTGCCGCCATCGAACTGCTGGCCACCAACGCCGGACCCGTCACCCCACCCACCGAACCGCCACCGCCCACCGGGGGCACCCTGCGCCAATGGTCCGGCGACGGCCTCACCGCCGGCACCCTCACCACCACTAGCGGCGACACCAACGACAACCCATTCACCGGGGTCTCCGGGACGTGGACCATTGTCCCCGGCACCCCCACCCGCATCACGACCCCAGCGGGCGTACTGTCCCGGCTAGTCAGCTGGGGTTCCCTGACCTCACAGGACTACGGCCTGCGCTACGGCTACCGCCGTTCGGCCCTGCCTACTGCCGAGGTGTCGCTCGCGACCCTGCGCGGTGCGGTCGGCGCCCAGTCCCTCGCGATCCGCCTCAGTCCGACCGGCACCGTCATCATCCGCGACAACGCCAGCGTATCCGTGGGACAGTCCGCCACTGGTGTCTTCGCCGCCGACACGGACTACACGATCGAGGTCGGCTACGACCGCGACAGCAACCACCGGGTACGCATGACCCCAGCCGGTGCGACCGCGGCCACCGTCGACATCACCACCGCTGGCGGCACATGGATCGACGTCGTCAACGTCCAGATCGGGTCCAGCTCCGACGCGACCGGCGACGTCACCGTGTGGGAGGTGACACTCACCGACAACGCTGCCCTGTCCACCGTGACCAAACCCCCGGCCACCACGACCGCCATCACCATCGGACCCACCGTCACCAGTATCGGCGACCCCGACACCAGCCAGGTGCTCAACGAGAACTCCGGCCTCGTCACGTCCCGTAGGAACGGGACCACGTCAAACCGTGTGTTCTGGGGCCACAACGACAGTGGTGGGTTGCCCGAGGTCTACGCTTTCGACGACGCTGCGCCGTTCACCATCATCGCCACCTACGGGATCACCGGGTTCAGTAACGGAGACTGGGAGGACATCGCGCTCGGCCCAGGGCCTGACTCAACCAAGGACTACCTCCACGTCGGGAACATCGGCGCCGCTACCGCCAACGCTCGCATCCACCGGTTCGTGGAGCCCACGGTTACTGTCAACCAATCCCCGGTCAACGTCACCCTTGCCTCAACAGCCGTGGACACCTTCACTTTCGTCCGCCCAGCGAACCTGGGTGATTGTGAAGGGGTCTTCGTCGACCCGGTGTCGAAAGACATCTTCCTGTTCCAGAAGCGGAACACTACTACTCGGCCGGCCACGGCCAGTGTGTACCGAATCACCGCAGCCCAGCTCGGCGCCGGCTCCCGCGAGGTCACCCTCGAGCTGGTGGGGACGATCACCACACACCAGGACACCGTCAACAACGGGGGCATCACGGGTGCGGACATCTCCGAGGACGGCCGGTACTTCGCGGTCTGCAACTACGAAGAGATCTTCGCGTGGACTCGCGACCCCGCCAAGACGATCGCCCAGACCATCACGGCCGCTCCCGCCGGCAACGCCTACCGCAGGTACGTGCCCGGCTCGTCCGACACGTGGGGCAGTGAATCCCTGACGTTCGACCGCGGCACGTCACCCGCCCGGATTTACACCATGGGTGAAGGTGCCAACGCGTCGCTCAAGTACGTGCCGTTCACTATCACTACCGCCACTGTCGGCGGGTCTGTCGTCCCCGCTCTCATCGGCTTCTACGGCGGCAATGTTGGTTCCACCAACGACCCCGGCGAGACGTTCCGCACCGAGTACGGTAGTGGCACCATCTACCCCAAGGTTGAGTCCGCCTACTACCTCGACGACTCCGGCACCGGCGCCTCCAACATCAAAGTGTCGCTTGAGCAGCGCCGAGTCGACCGGGGCACGATCCCCCTGTGGACGGTCCGCGCCCACTCGGGCGGCGCCCCGATGCCGTGGACGTACCCGCAGATCATCAGCGGTGCCGCCGACGCATGGCTCATCCGTTACCGGGACGAGATGCGGCAGGTCATAGGCGAGAAGTGGGTCGCGTTCGAGCACGAGTTCGAAGTCAAACAGAACCATGCTCAAAAAGCGTTGACCCAGTCCTACGACGCTGCCCGCACCCGGACCACGAGCCCGTTCATCGGCACTGAGACCCAGTACGCGGACGCTGTCGCGGCAGGCACGGAAACCCCGAGCAACCCATCCCCGAGCTTCGCATTCCACCAGATCCCCACCGTCGCTCAGTACGCGCAGGCCGCGAACCGTGTCCGGTCGATCTGGCAGCACCCCACCACGGGCGTCCCCGGCCTCAAATGGGTCTACTGGTACGGGTACTCCCGCCAGGCCGTCATCGACGAGATCGGCGCCCTCCTCACCCCACCGGACATCATCGCGCTCGACCCCTACGTCTTCTCCCACCACTCTGCCACGACCACGTTCCGGCAGATGGGGCAGCCCAAGCTCGACTGGCAACGGTCCCGGTCCTGGTACCAAGGTCAGCCGATCATCTACGCCGAGACGGCCAAGGACAGGGTCCACGGCGACTCCAACCTTGCGTCCACGTTCTACGACGACCTCCCGGAGGATATGCGCGCTCTGGGCATCCAGGCAATCGTCCTGTTCCTGCGGGAAAAGCCGGGTGACATCATGGCCGACCTGTCAGGTACCAAGTCGCCGTTGGCTAAGGAGGCGCTGCGGGCTTCGGTGAGCAGGGCCGCGCTGTGACCGGCCCCCTGCACTACACCGCACCACCTGAGCCCGAACTGCCGGTCACCGTGTCGACGGTTGACGCTGACCTGGCGGCCGCGGTCGAGCGGTTCCTCGCCACCACCGGGTGCCCCGCGTACCTGCGGGCCGCCGCCGAACCGTGGCTGCAGGCCCGAGGGTGACGTGACCCGACCCGTGCTCACCGGCACCGCCCTCGGGGTGAGCCTGTGGGTTGGGTTCGTCGTGGTCCACTTCTGGCCCGTCTACCAGCACGCCAAGCGTCGCGGCTGGGTGTAAGCTCCACCGCACGATAGGCCATTCAGCCACCGCCCCTCGCCCTACTTCGGCAGGATGAGGGGCGGTGGCTTCGTCATGCCCGGGATGGGGGTCAGGCGCGGTCGCGGCGCCGTGTGGCTGCGATGATCCCGCCGGCGCCGAGGGTGAGCGCGAGCCCGCCGGCGGCGAGGGCCCGGCCGTTCTCGATACCTTCGGTGCTGCCGCCGCCGGTCTCTACCCCACCTTTGGGCATGACCATCTGGTCTGTGCCGTCGTCGCCCTCTCCACCTTGGTCGTCTGCGGGCGGCTCGCTCGATGCCGAACCGACGGGCTGCATGTCCGTGGCTGAGCCTTCGGCGTAGCCGGGGTGGTCCTCGCAGGCCAGGCCGTCGTCGTCGCGGTCGAGACCGTCCGGGTCGGTCGTGTCGGCCCGGTAGTGGGCCTGCGCGTCGGCTTGGCTGGCGAAGTCGTCGCAGTTCTGGTCGTCCTGCGCGCTAGCGGCGGGCGCGCCGAAGAGCATCGCGCCGAAGAGCATGACGCCCCCAGCGGCGGTGGTGAGGTGTCGTGTGTGCATGGTGAATCGTCCCCTGTGTGGTGGTTCGGATAGTGACTCGCGTCACGTTAGCAGTGGTCCGCAGACCTCGCGCGTTCGTCCGACGAGGCAGCTCACGCCGCGGCGTCGACGATGGCTCGCTTGGCGCCGGCTGGGATCTGCGTGTAGATCATCGTCGTCTCGGGCTTGGCGTGCCCGAGCAGCTGCTGTACCGACAGTAGGTCCTGTCCGGCACCGTAGGCACGGGTCGCGAACCGGTGCCGCAGGCAGTGAGCGGTGACCCCGGGGCCGAGCGCGCGGGAGATCAGCTTGCCGGTGTGCGCTGGCGTAAGGTGGCCACCACCGGGTGAGGGGAAGATCCACCCGGCCTCCGAAGCGCGCAGGGCCAGGGCCAGGGCTTTGGTGAGCGGGACCAGGCGCTCGCGGTCGCCTTTGCCTTGGACGCGCAGGGACCACCCGTCGAGGTCCTCGGTGACGTCGTCGAGCCGGACCTTGGCGATCTCACCCCGACGCAGGCCGGCTTGGGCGGCGAGGCGGATCATCAGCTGCACTCGAGGTTCGGCCGCGGTCAGCGCTGCTGAGATGCAGTCCTCACCGGCGGGGCGGGGAATGCCGGCGCGGGTGCTGATGGCGGGCAGCAGCCGCGCCGGGTCGTGGGTGATGCGGCTGGTGATGTGTGCCCACGCGTAGTAGGTGCGCAGGCTGGACCGGTAGGAGCGTCGGGTCGCTGGTGCCCATGCGTGTCCGGCGAGCCAGTCGACGAGCTGCTCGGTGGTCGCAGCGAGGGGGTCTGGCACTGCCCGGGCGAGGCGGCGGATGTGGTAGCAGCGCAGGTCGATGGTGGTCTGCGGCCGTCCGCTGGCGCGTAGCCAGGCTGTGTAGTGGTCGAGCTGCACGATAGTGTGCGCGACGTTCGGCATGAGCCTGATTATGTCTCCCCTTCCCCCCGAACGCCTCACGAGATACTCAAGACCTGCTCAAGCGGCTATGCCGCTGGCAAGAGCAGGGTGCGCCGACCTGCGGGAAGCCTCAAACCAGCGGGTTCGGGGTTCGAGTCCCTGTTGGCGCACAACGCGTGACGTATGCGGCACACTTGGCTGGCGTGAGCACCTCCCCGTCTGCGCTGCCGCAGAGCCAGGCCAAGCCCGATGTGAAGAGCTCT